ACATGAAGTCAGCAGTAGCAGGCAGACCAAATGATTCGGAGGTGTCTTCAAGGCCTACATCAGTAGAAACATATCCAGTTCGAGTAGTTTGAGTTGCAGTAACAATCGGGAGGTTACATTCGACTGCTAGACCTCTTAACTCCTCGGCAATGGCCTTGACATAAGTATAACTGTTTACATTGGCACCAGGTTTGAAACGAGAACTTGCACAGATATTAATGTAATCGATAAACACAATATCTGGTTTAAATGTTTTCTTTAATGCTAATTCATTGATTAGTGATTTAAAGTGACCTGCACCAGCAGACGCAGTAGGATATTCTTTGATGACTAATCGACCTGTAGTTCCAGATTTTAGTTTCTCAATCTTATCAGTAAATAATTTACGATTTAATGAATACAAATCATCAGTGGTAATGTTCAGTAAGTTTGCATCGATTCTTTCAGCGATACGTTCTTCAGCCATTTCCATAGTGATATACAAAACATTCTTGTTCACTGATAAAGCATGAGCTGCCATATGGGTCATAAACATCGTTTTACCAACACCTGTACCTGCAAGTGCCACATTCAATGTTTTGTTGGGCAAACCACCTTTGGTAATCTTGTTGAAGTATTCTAAATCAAATTCAATACGTTCTAACTTTTGATGATAATAATCAAATCTTCGGTCAACATCATCTAAATAATCATGACCAACATGTGAATCAAAGGAGACACTTAATGCATCGGATAATATTTCTGGTATCGCTTCTGGTGTTCTTTTTGTATCTTTATTCTCTAATATTTGAATACCATCCATTACGGCATTATGTATGGCACGATCTTTACAAAACTTCTCAGTTGTTTCAACCAACCACTCTAAATTAATTTCTTCAGGATTAAGTGATTTAATTAAACCAACAATCTGTTTGTATTCTTCATCAGTAATATCTCTACGATTCTGAATATCAATTTCTAAAGTTTCTTTTGTGGGAAGTTTATTGTATTGATTTGTAAACTTAAAAATCTCATTGAATAATATTTTCTCTAAACGATTGGTAAAATATTCTTCTTTAATAAACGGTAATACTTTTCTGGAGTATTCTTCGTTGTATATAAGATTTTTAAGTGTTGTTCTTTCTATTCTCTCGGTCACTTGTTCTTTAACTCTAATTCTATGTTCTCTTGTAGTATGACACTGATTGTATCGATAAACTCTTTACTTTCAGTGTCCACATTGTTTGGATTACGTATCACTGTATAGTCAAACTTAATTCGTAACTGATCATCTTCTTCAATGAACTTTACATCACCATACGAATACATAACATCTTTATAATCACCTTCATCGATACGAATACAATCATGCTCGTACCTTAAATGTTGAGCGTAACTATACTTCGGTGATGCCATAACTGAACTCTTTCTTCGCAGCTTCTTCTAACTGTTCCATAATTTCATCAGTGAAATATTTCTCGGGTTCATTTTGTATTGTTTTGGCATATTGTTTTGTACCGTCAGGCAATTCAATTCTTGTTGATACTTGTTTAAAGATATTGTGTTTGATTGCCAAGTCTAAAAGACCATAGTGTCGATCTAAACCTGTATCATATCGTAAACGTGTATCAACCATCATATTTTCTTTTGATAATCTACTCTTATGTGTTTTACAGTGAATGATGTTACCAACGATATCAGTACCATCTTTTTCTTTTTTCTTTGAGAGATAGACAATGGTAGAAGCGGCATACTTTAATCCAGAACCACCACCCATTTCTTTTTGTGGGAACATAGAACCAATCACATCATACGTGTGGTTAGTAATGACAAGAGGTACTTTTGCCTTACCAAGTTTCAATGTCAATACTCTAAATGCAGCCTTGACTACTTGTGATCTGGTCATATCTCTTGTTTCTTTACCATCAGCAGTGTCTTCGATTTCTTTTGTTGTTGATAACATACCTAAAGAATCTAATACTAAGAATAGTGGTTTTCTTTTGGATTCATCTAACTCTAAATAAGAATCTAAAACTCTGAGTGATTGTGTTCGAAACTCTTGTACAGTCGTTACAGGCATAATGGCAATACGTTTTGCATCAATACCACGACTTTCAATTAAATCTTTTGTCAATGCACTTTCTGATTCAAAGTACACAACATTTGCCTCTGGATTATTGTCTAAGAAACTTTTCACCATTCCTAGAACAAAGAATGTTTTACCAGTAGCACTTTCACCTGCGATTGCAGTAATCTTATTTGCAGGTAGTCCACCTTTCAGTGAACCAGATATCAGTCCGTTAAAGATATACGAACCCGTATCAATGAAACTTGCAACATCACCTGCTTCAACACCCTCATCTACGATGGATGCAAACTCATTGCCTGTTTCTTTAATTATTTGTTTCAAAAAGTCCATTATTTTTCACCTCCGTTTGTTCGAATAATAATGTAATAATAGTTGTTATTATAACACATTTCTTTTAATTTGTCAAGTTCTTTTTCTTCGATATAAGTAGCACTTCTACCAAAATCTGTGATAATATTTACATACATTTAGTCATACTCTTGTCTTAATGTATCATCTGCAGGTATAAAACGAAAAGGAATAGCTCTCCATTTCTCTATATCTTCACCTTCTAATCGTAAATTTTTATCTTCAGGTACATAGTTTGTTGGTGGATTTATATATGCATCTGTTGATACTTTGTTCCAGACGACAGGAAATATTTCATCCACTTCATGTTCTGCCCATAATTGTTTGACTTTGGCAAGACACATCTCTCTATTGTATTCAACCTTACGTTGATAATCCCAATACTCTTGGAGATCGAAGTATTCTTTTTCTGATATAGGCATAGTCATATTTATTTTAATTCCCAAGTATCATAAGTGTCTTTGTTTAATTCAACACCAATATATTTTCTATTCATCTCTTTTGCAACTTTAGGTATACCACCTGTACCAGCAAATGGATCAACAACTAAATCATTTTCTTTAGTAAGAAACTCAATTGATAATTTTATAAACTCTGGTGGAAAAACATAGAATGTATTTTTTGTTTTCATTGTATAGTCTAAAACGTTTCTCATCCATTCACCTGTTCTTTTAATTGTACCTTTCTTTGTAAAGATACAGAAATGAAAATATGGAAAGATAAACTGATCTTTGTAATCATTAGGCATTGGTCGTTTTAAAACAATTTTATAATCTTTCATTACATATTTTCTATCTAACATTTTGTTGATTAACATTGTATGTTTAGAATGAACAGAACCATTCATCTTTCTATCTGTTTGACATAGACCTACAAATCCAGTATCTTTTGTAATACGTGTAAAATGATTCAAACAATCATCAACAAACTTTTCGTATTGATCTAAGTTTTTATCCATACCTAAGTCATTGGAATCAGGTATGCCAGTAAAGACTAATTGAGCTGTGTCATTCTCTATCTTTGGTAATATATTGAAACAGTCATCGTTTATCCACAGGTTTTCCATTAAAAAAACTCCTCTAGTGTTTGTTTTCTGGTATACTTAAAATAATCATAGTCTTTGTCTTCACTGAAACACCATACGTTTTCAATGTAGATATCATTCATAAATTCTTTTTGTTTCTCTTTATCAATGTTCTTAGGTCGTTGCATAATTCTCATACCAATTTGACCTCGAAACTTATTTGGTATTCGATCAATTAAATTGTCACTTGTATAATATCTTTTACCTTTGACTTTTGGATCCATAATATTAATTAAAGTATGTTTACTTCTTTCAATACAATTCAATGATACTGGCACAAAGAAATTATCTTGCCATTTATGATATTCATTAAACTTATGCCATGATTGATCTTCTTCATGTTCACCACCTTTGTTATATTCTTCCGTAGAGAAATATGGTGGTGATGTAAATGAACAATCAATATTATCAATTTCATTCCACGGTATATTTTCAGCACCACTACGATAGATAGTCACTTTCTTTTCACCATCCATGATAAACATATCTTTCTGTTCTTGTATTTTTGGATTACCATTACCTAAAATCTTTTCATATTCAATACACTGTTTCTTATAAACTTCAAACGTATTTGGATTTGGATCACAACCAATATATTCTTTTGCATTACTTGAATAGAAACCTGCAAGTCGATCACCCCAACCACAACTTGTATCTAATACTCTTTTCGCATCAGTCATATCATAAATTGCCTTTGCCACAACTGGTTTGAATTGTGTTGCGATATAAGTGCCAAGACGTATGGCACCAAGATAGTTTGATGGATCTAATGTTCGACTTGAAATACCACGCCACATGGCACCAAGAATACCCCATATATCTTTTGCAGTACCTTTCTCCCATACTTCAGCAGGACCCTCAAAACTATAACATGGACATCTTAAACGTAACTGTTCATGGAAATAATTTGAACATAGATTGTAAGTACTGGCACAATCAATCAAACCAAGACCATATTGTTCAAAGTTATGTTTATAATCATCATACTTTTCAAATACTTTCTTTTCTATTTTATCTCTAGGTGTTATATTGACAGTTGTATCAAATGATTTTAATTTAAGAAAGTTATCAACCATTCTTTCTCTTGTGTAATTTTTAAATGGAAATGGTGGTCGATATGTTGCAATATATTCTGCCAAGTCTAATCGAAACTGTTCTTTACCTAATTGTTCAGTGACAGCTTCAAACTGTTCATTATTCATTATAGGTAATTTGTCTTCGTTTAAATATGGTGTAAAATCAAACATTAGGCAAAGAAACTTTCTATGGTATTCATACCACTGGCATCAACTTGCCAATTAATTGCATCTAAGATAAATCGTAATGGTTCAAAGAATGATTTCTGAAACTGTTGATCATAATCAATCAATGCATGAAAATTAAACTGTGATGGTAGTTTTGTCATAAATGATATGACATTAGTTTGATGTGAATTTGGTTTTCTCAATAGAACATATTTAATTTTATCACCTTCATTGATATAAGAAAATCTTGTTTGTAATTGTTTTTCTTTGAGTATATGATTATAGATCAGAGCACCTTTGACATGCATTGGTGTTGACTTACGAAAGATAGAATTAGGATCTGCATATTTCTTTAAACCTTTGACTGATCTTGGAAATGCAATCTGTTCTGGTGATAGATGTTCAAATTCAGATCGAAACGAATTGACAAATTCTCGTAATTCATTTTCTGATTGGGTCATAATAATCTTTAGTGCTTCTTTAATCTTTGAACGACACACTTGTGGTGTTGATGTTTTGACTGCCTCAATACCCATAATCTTTAATTGTGGTTCTGCATATTGAACACCCTCTGAGTTATGAACATTGAGAATGTATCTTTTCTTGGCAGTCCAAATACCTTTGTCTGCAATTACTTCTCGTTTCATCTGCATCTTTTGTTGATAAGCATTCATATAGTCTGCCAATTCTTGGTAACAATTATCAATATGAGGTTCAATCTTTTCTTCACAAAACTTATCTAATGCTTTAACCACTTTTGTTGTGTTTAGGTTACTACCAATCTTGTGAACAAGACCAGACATATTAATATAAATTGAATCTGTATCAGAAGCAATAATATAATCTTTATCTTTTGTTTTAAGTAACTTGTTTAGATACTCATTCATTTTATTTTCAATCCAACGAATAGACAATTGACCAGATGTAGTAATTGCTTCTGCCATTCGATGATCATAATGTCTAAAGTATTGATTACCTATCGCACCATAAGCTGAGTTCAATGAAATCTTTTTTGAGAATTGTATAATATGATACTTGGCAATATCATCAAGTAACTTTTTATTCTTCGTCTTTTGATATTCTTGTTGTGCCTGAATCATTAACTTTTTATATTTGACACGATCATCATATTCTTTTTGAATAATCTCTGGTAAGAAACCTTGTGCATCTGTTCGATACATTGTACCATTAGCTGCAACTGCAATATTTTTGTCTTTGAGTTTTGATAGATTGTATTTCTTTATTAATAACTTATCAATATCTAAATCATTCTTTGAATTAACAATCGTTTCTGGTGAGATATTGTATTGCATAATCAAGTGTGGATATAGTGAGTTTAAGTCAAACGAAACAACCCATTCATGTAATCCAACTTCAGGATCTTTCACATAGGCACCAACTAATTCTTGTGAATCACTATCTTTCTTTAATGGTACAGGTATGTTTTTCTTTCGAAGATAGTTATAGATTAAACAGTCCCACGTTCTAACTTGTGAAAAGATATCTTCATAATTGACTTTGGCGTTGTATGCCATGGTGATACACAGTTCAATCAGTTTAAGTTTCTGTTCTAATCGATCAACTAGTTCAACGTCTTGGATATTATAGTCAACAAATGATTGATAGTCATTGGTATACCATTCTTTAAATGTTTCATATGGGTTATCATCTTTCTTTTCACCAAGTTCAACCTCTGCAATGTGATCTAGTTTAAAACTCTCTTGGTTTTTAACTGTCAATTTCTTATACAAATCTAAGTAGTCTAATTGTGATACACCAAGAATATTAAAACGTGAATGTGTTCTACCCATGATATTTAAATCATCACTACGTACAATACCCCATGGTGATAGTTTCTTTACATCACGTTCACCCATTATGTTGATAATACGATTACAAAGATATGCCATATCAAACAGTTTACTATTCCAACCAGTGATAATGTCTGGACAGTTTTGTTGCCAGAAAGATAGAAAGTCAGACAACATATGTTTTTCAGATTGACAACGAATAAATTCAACATATGATTTGTCTGTTTTAAAATCAGCTGTACCCCAAACAACAATTTTACCATTGTTATGATTCTTAATTGTGATACAAAGAACTTCTTCATCTGCATCACCAGGATCTGGAAAACCATTCTCACATGCAACCTCAATATCAATAGTAAAGATTTTAATTTTCTTTAGATCATATTCAATGTCATCAGGATAGTAATCAGAAATATATTGATAGTTGAAACGTTCCATACCATAAGCAAAACCCTCATGACCTTTGTATCGTTCAATAAACTCTTTGGCATCTTTAATTGATTTAAACTTTTTAGGAATCAAATACTTATTATCAAGTGATTTGTATTTTGTTTTATCTTTATATTGATGATACATGGTAGGTTGAAAGTAAACACGATCATCAAATGATTTACCATTCTGTACACCACGTACAAGAATTTCATTACCATATTGTATAACGTTTGTATAAAAATCGTTCAAGGTATTTTTACTTCCAATCCATCATGTTCATCAAATAAAATAAGTTGACATGCCAATCTACTTTGTTTGTCATCATAATTTTCTACGTAATCTAAAACTGCCTGTTCAATATCGTCTTCATCTTTTGGTGTCACTTTATCTATCCATTCTTCTTTGACATGAACATGACAAGTACCACAAATAGAACCACCACCACAAATCGCTTCAATGCCAGGTATCTGTTCGTTCTTTGAATGAAATCTTGCAGCTTCCATGACAGAGGTGTCTTCTGGTACTTCTACTGTTTCAATAAGATTATTGTTTTTGTCTTTGAATGTCACTTTAGGCATAATAAAATACTATTATATCATACATTGATATAAAAGTCAATCTTTAAGTATCGTTATTGTCTTCTTTTTCAATATAGTCTGATAGAACAAATCGTCTATTTGGATTTACTGCCACTCGAAAGCGTGTCAATAAGTCACGGTTGACAAGTATGGTACTTTTTGCATCTTGGTCTGTCAAACCAAAAGGCACATTTGGATAAACTCTATTGTTAAACTTTACATCCAATTCAATAATGGGTCTTTCTTCTTTCATAGTGATGTGTTCTGGATTACTTACACCAATAATTTTGTTGGTAAATTTTTTACCTTTGTATGACCATGATACATTTTTACCATTGATATTCATCTTATCAACAGCAAACATCGATGCCTTGGTGCCATTACCTGTATCAAACTTTGCACGAATAGGACCAATCCCATCTATTTCAATTCTTTCTAAGTATCCACTTTCAATTTGAAATGATGGTTTTCTTCGATTAGGTTTCTGAATATATTGTATAATATTTTTCATAATACCTTTGTTATTCATTTTTTCTGTAGGTTTACCTGTTTTAATATTGTAACCCATATAGTTAGAACCAAATCCTGGTGAACCATTACATTCTAATATCATAATCTCATCATTGACAACGATGTGGTCAACACCAACAAGTGTTGTGCCGACAGCACGTGATGCTAAAATAACTTGTTCTTTTTCTTTGTCTGATAACTTATATGGTTCTGTTGTAGCACCCATATGTCGATTAGAACGAAAGTCATCTTTAGGTCGTATTCTTTTTGTTGAACCTACTATCTTTCCGTCTAAAACAAGTGTACGAACATCAAAATCAAATTTCATAAATTCTTGGATAATTA